TTAGGCAGGAGGAAGGATCAATAAGGCACTCAGGGCCGTTCCGGGAATGCCGGGGCGGCCGTCGTATTCGCCTGCCTTTTTCTGTTCCGTGAAAACAGGCATGGCTTGCGCCCGGCATAAAAGAAGTTTGGCGGAGAGAGTGGGTGTTAAGTATTTTTTTATGAATAATTTACTTCAATTTGTAACACTTCTGTAATGCCTGTATGACAGAGACAAGAGGCCGAATTGGAGATTCTGCAACTGAATTGACACTCGGCAACTTGCAAATGTGCGGTTTCTGTCCCCTGATGGAAGCATGCCAAGTAATTACACTTTACCCATCTCCGATCTTTATCAGGAGACTTACGATAACCAGTGGCAGGAGCAGGTTCAGCAGGCAACGTCCCGCCTGGAACGTTTCTGCGTGATCAAGTCCGGCTTGACGGGCAAGCTTCAGGAGTTCAGCTTTGTCGGCTCCACGGAGTTGAATGAGAAGCAGGGCCGGATGCAGGATATTGTTTTGGACGAGCTTGATTATTTCAAGCGCCGGATGCTTCCGGTGAGTTTTTCGAAGCATTTGGGCTATGATGAGGATGACGATATTTTCCTGCACGGCCTGGATGCTCCCGTGACGCAGACGATTAACGCGCTGAAGTACGCGGCCGCCCGCAAGATGGACGATGTTTTGTTCGGACTGAAGAAGCAGGGAGGTTCGTATGTGCCGTCCAAGGGCGGTATTTTCGGCACGGCGTTTGCCGGGAATGACGGCATGGAACAGCTGGAACTGCTGGAGGATAATGTGGTGGCGGCCGATTATACCGGCGGCACGGCCAAGGATTGCCCGCTGACGATTGAGAAGCTGAACCGGGGCATTACGCTGCTGCAGGAGAACGGCATACTGGATGATGCTTCCAATGCCTACGGCGACCAGGTGTGCTGCGCGATTACTCCCCGCATGCGCGAGGCTCTGATCAATGACGAGCGTCTGCAGAAGGCGGATTTCGGTTTTTCCTCCCTGCGCAAGACGAACGGCACCCTGGATCCCATCATGGGCATTCAGTTTATCATTGCTCCCAATTTGCCGCTTGACGAGGACGGGAATATCATCTGCCCGATGTGGATGAAGAATTCCCTGTATTTCGGCTCCTGGAAGCAGAATAAGGTGACGGTGGAGAAGCGCACCGATAAGGAGGACACGATCCAGATCGGCCTGAAGACGATTATGGGAGCCACCCGTATGCGCGAAGAGGCGTTTGTGCAGATTAAGTGCAAGCAGCTTTCTTAATTAGGATAACAATACATTTTATTTTATTGATTATGGCAACGTATCAAACAGTTATTGCAGAAAAACAGCTTGCCCTTGCGGATCGGACCGGCCTGCCGACGGTGCCGCAGCTTGCGGCCATCCATACCGGCGCCGGGGTCCATGTGGCTACGGCGGAGTTCACGATGCCCGCTTCCCTGGCGGCCGATGACCTGATCGCCATTTGCAATGTTCCCTGCGGAGCCCGCGTGCTGCCCCAGCTTTCCCATGTCATTTCCGAAGGCGTGGGGACGCTGCAGCTGACCGTGGGAACGCAGGAGACGGCGGATGCTTTTTCCGCCTCCCTGACCGTAACCGCCGCCGGGACTTATCAGTTGGCGAAGGGTTCCCAGGCGGTTTCCACGGGACCGGTGGATGCCGCGACGATGGTTTATGCGAAGGTGGGCGGAACTCCGGCAGTGACCGCCGGCAAGAAGCTTGTTTTTGCTATTGCTTACGGCATCCAGTAGTTTTTTCCGTTGGTTTGTCCATAGGGCCGTCTCTGCATGGGGCGGCCCTTTTTTTGCCGTTTCGGGCAAGAAACGTTGATTCTCGCCAACTTGCCCCAGCAGAACGCCATGACCTATATTGGAAGGAAATGAAGAGGATTTCCTTTAATGGGGGCGAGCTTTCGCCAGGGATTGCCGCGCGGCCGGATCTGGATGTTTATCATCGCGGGGCGTCCGTGCTGGAGAATGTGGATGTTTCCCAGACAGGGGGAGTTTCACGCCGGCACGGGATGAAGAGGATGTTCGCCGCTTTGGAGGGTTCCATTCTTCTTCCCTATGTTTATTCCACCAATGACCGTTTTCTTGTGGAGGTGGCTCCTTCCCTGCTGCGCGTGTTGTCCGTTGAGGGGGATGTAGTTGCTTCCCTGCCTTCCGTGTGGACGGCGGCGGATGTTTCCGCCCTGCGCCACAAGCAGGTGAACAGCATGCTGTTTCTGGCCTGCCCCACGCATGAGCTGATGGTGCTGAGACGGGATGACGAGGGCGCGTTTTCCCTGGCTCCCTATGAGTTTAAGGCCCGCCCCTGGCGGTATGAGGAGTTCCGGGACTTTCCGGTGCGCCTGACGTTGGATGAGGGGTGTTACAGGGTGTCTTTCGGGGAGCATGCGTCCGATCCGGACGCGGCGGTTAACGAGGGGGATGTGATACGCGTCCAGGTGACGGTGCCCCAGCAGACCGGGTTCAGCACGGGGGCCGTGATTCGCCAGGGATGGGTGATTGCCAAGTCGTTTACGGCGGCTTCTTCCTATGCCGCGGGCAAGAAGTTGTGTATCAATGAGGGGAGTTACTGGTCCTGGTGGACGTGCGACAGGGATTTTAACGGGGCGGAGGATTTCGTGGACGGCCTGACGTCTCCGGCGGATTATCCGGAGCATTTTCATAAGGGCGTGATTTGCCATTCCAATACGATTACCTGCAAGGGGACCTGGAAGTTTTGGTGCAATAAGGAGTGGTACGGCACGTATGCCGTGGAGCGGCGTTTTCCGAATGAGGATTGGCAGCTGCTCGGTTCCTCCACTTCCATGGTTGACGCGGCATCCAATTTGCAGATTACCGGGGACGAAAGCGAAGATGAGTGTTATTTGCGCCTGATGTTGTATGAGTCCCGGCTTTCCAGCGGTTCCGATCCCAGCCAGGGGTTTCCCCCGGACAGCTGCGGGAATAAGCTGGTGGTGGATGCTTATAAGAAGGATGTGGTGCTGCGGCTGCGTTCCGGCGCCCGTCCGGCTTCCGTACAGCGGTTTTCTGTTCCCGCCACGCCGGCGTTGCGGCATTTCCTGACCTGTACGGCGTCTTCCATCAAGGCAAGCCGCGTGTGGGTGGATGAGGAGGAGGTTCCGGGGGCGTCCGCCGTGCTGACGCTGGGCAGCAACGGAATTGACGTGACGCCCAGGGGGATGCCCGCTGACGCGCTGGAGGATGGACAGACGGTCCGGTTTGCCTGGACGGAGCCACGCAAGTCCGGGGCCGTGACGCTGGACGCCCGCGGCATGAGAACGGATTTTTGGCCCGCCGGGGCGAGGTTTGACGTGAATGTGACGGGGAATGCTTTGTCCGGGATGGGTGAGGGCGCGGTGGTTCGGTTGACGGCCTGGTCTGCCGGAGATGCGCAGTTTACGACGGTTTGGAAGAGCAGTACGGAGGTTTACGCCGCTCCGTCCAGCGGGTTTTATACGATTAAGGTTGTCCATGACAAGGGCAGTACGCTGGAGGCTGCCGAGTGCCAGGCGGAGTTTTCCGGGGTGGCTTCCGGGGTGGTGAAGCCGGAAGTCCTGGAGGAGATGTCCGCGGCGGGTTTGTCCACTAGCGACGTGCTGAAGTTGACGCTGCCTTTGGAGAGTGACGCGTATTATTATTGCGTATATGCCGGATTGCCTGCGGTGGAGGCCCTGGTGATTGACGGGAGCCGGTTTTCCGGAGAGTGCGCGTTGTTCAGGGAGGAACGGATACTGACGGTGAAGCCCAAGGGGCTGACGACGGATGATGTGGGCGCCGGGAGTGTGGTTCGCCTGGAGTGGACGCAGGCGGCGGAGTCCGTCAATAAGAGCGGGAACGGGAATGAGGCCAGCATTTTCATGAGCCGTTTTTTAACGGCGGGTACGGTGGTGACGCTGCAGGGATGGAGGTCTGTCCAGTCAGGGATGGAGATTGTGTTGCCTTCCACGATTAAGGGCATGTCTGGCGGCAGGTATGCGGAGGTGTTCAGCGCGATGGAAGAGGCGTCTTACATCGTGCCGGAGGATGGTTTGTTTTTGATTAGCGTGCAGGCATGGACGGAGAGTAATGTGAAGTTGCGTTCCCGGGTGCGGATGGAGGTGCCGGCCTGTACGGCGTGGATGGAGGCGGAGGTGGCCGAGGTGACGGCTTCCGCGGAGTATTCCCTTTGGGATAATGTGTCCGCGGTTCCGGAGGGGGTACCTCCGTCCGGGGAGTCGTTGATGTGGAGTTTCGCGGCGTTCCGGGGGGTGTACGGGTTTCCTTCCCTGGTGGATGTGTTTCAGCAGCGACTGGTGCTGGCCGCTACGCAGGCCCAGCCGCAGACGGTGTGGTTGAGCAAGACGGATGACCTCAACAGTTTCGAGGTGGGGAAGCAGGATGATTCCGCGCTGGCTTTGACGTTGAGCACCACAACGCAGAACAGGATTTGCTGGCTGATGGCACAGAGTTCCCGGCTGCTGCTGGGAACGGCGGACGCGGAGTGGGCGGTGTCCGGCGGCCAGGGGGTGATGACTTACGCCAATGCGCGGGCGGATAATCACGGGTTTGTGGGTTCTTCCGATGTGCCGGCCCTGATGGCGACCGATAAGGTGCTGTATGTGGAGAGGGGCGGCGGACGGGTGTATCAGTACGGGTATGATTACGAGAGCGACGGGTTTGTGTCCCGCGATTTGACGGTGTTTGCCGATCATGTGCTGGCCGGCGGCGGAGGGGTTACTTCCGGGGATTTTATGAGGAAGCCCCACCCGCGGGCGGTGATGACCCTGGCGGACGGCACGATGGCGTTGATGACTTATAACAGCATGCACCAGGTTCACGCCTGGCACCGTCACAGGACGGAGGGGCGGATGTCCAATGCCGTGGTGCTGCCCAATGGATCCGGGGATGATTTGCTGTTTGTGTCCGTAGAGCGTGAGGATGGGCGGTTTGTGGAGGTGTTTGATCCGGACGGCCCGTTTGTGGATGCCGGCGCATGGGATTTTACTTCCACGGTGGTGACGAATGCGCTGGATGTGACGGAGTCCCTGGGCAGGGATAGACAGGCGGCGGCTGTGCGTGTGTTTTTTGCTTCCGATACGGCCCCGGCCGGTATTGAGGTGTCCAATGACGGGAGCGCCTGGGACCGGTTGAGCAAGACCAGGACGATGGAACGGGGATGGCATGAGGTGCTTCCGTCCGCCATGTGGAAGCGGGACGTGCGGTTTGGCATCCGGGTTTCCGGTGACCGCCCCCTTGAGTTTTTAGCTGTTGATACGCAATGACGGAGCCTGCGAAGACGAGACCGGATTGGAAGGAGCTGCTGGCCGACAGGTGGTGGCGCCTTAATCATTTGTATTGGATTGAGGATAAGGAGGGGCGGATGGTGCGCTTCCGCCCGAATTGGGCCCAGGAGGAGCTTTTCCACGGGCTTTGGTTCCGCAATACGATTTTGAAGGTTCGCCAGCTGGGGATTTCTACGTTTTGCGCGGTTTATATGCTGGATCTTTGCCTGTTTGGAAAAAACCAGCATTGCGGGATTATTGATAAGACGCTGGAGGACGGGGAGGCCAAGCTTCGCAAGATTGCTTTTGCTTACGAGCATTTGGATTATTTGCCGGAGAGTCCGACGATGGAGGACCGGGCGCTGGCTGCTTTGGGGAAGATGGTTAAGGAGGGGTGCGCTGTGGTGGAGAAGAGGGCCACCCGCATGGCCTGGTCCACGAACGGGTCTGTCGATGTGGGGGTTAATTTGCGCGGGTCCACTCTCCAGTTTCTTCATATTTCCGAGTTTTCCTACACGGCTTTGCACGATCCGGCGCGGGCCAGGAAGATCCGCACGGGAGCGTTGAATACCGTTGGCAAGAGTTGCGTGGTGGTGATGGAGTCCACCCACGAGGGGGGGAAGGCCGGTCTGGCTTACCAGTTGATGGAGCAGGCCATGGAGATGGTGGGCAAGCCTCTTTCCAGCCTGGATTTCAGGTTTTTCTTTTTTTCATGGATCCAGCATCGGGAGTATTGCCTGGAGGGGGTGGAACCGAGGCTGGATGATTTTTTGCGGGAGTATTTTTCCGATTTGAAGAAGCGTTACGGGATTGAGTTGTCCGAAGGGCAGAAGGCCTGGTACGCTACCCAGTACAGGATTAACGGAGCGGAGGTGAAGCAGGAGTTTCCCACCGTGCCGGAGGAGGCTTTGCAGACGTCCGTGGAGGGGGCTATTTACGGGAGGTGGATTTCTTCCCTGCGGGCCGAAGGCAGGATCGCCGCCGAGTTTGAGGCGGATGACGTGGCTCCGATTTATGCTTCCTGGGATTTGGGGTTAAGCGATTTTATGGCGATTTGGCTTTGGCAGGTGGTGGGTGGCAGGTATTACGCGCTGGATTATATTGCCGGGAATAATCAGGCGGTTGATTATTACGTGGGGCAGATTCGGATGAGGGAGAGGGAGTTCGGGCCTGTCGCCCTGCACCTGCTGCCGCACGATGCGGCCAGAAGGGATTTTTCCAAGACTTCTTTTGAGTCCGTGTTGCAGCGGGCCGGGTTCCGCACGGCGATCGTGCCGCGCACGTCCGATGTTTGGACCGGGATTAACGCGCTGCGGAATATGCTGCGTTTTTGCGTGTTTCATGAGCGGTGCAACAGGCGCCCGGAGATTGACGGGCAGAAGTATGTTTCCGGGGTGGGTTCCCTGGAGTATTACCGCAGTTTGCCGCCGGGGGCCAACGGGTGCGTGCGGGAGATGCCGCTTCATGACGCCTGCTCCCACGGCGCGGATGCGGCCCGGACGTTTGCCGAGGCGGTGAGCCGAGGCCTGGTTTCAGGTCATGCCGGGGTGCCGGAGAAAGTGAAGAGGCCGCACAGACGCCCCGACGCTCTGGAAGGAATGCTTTATTGAGAGGTTGGATGATCTTCTAAGGTTTTAATTTTCTTTGCGAAGCTGATCTTCATCAATGGAAATAAAACAGTCAAAGGGAATGATATGGCGCTCCCCGTTTTCACGAGTGATGATTTTACAGTTATCCGGACGCATGTCCGCAATGTAAAAAACGGCTATTTTGTAAACGTTACCTTTGTAGCCGTGATAGTTGCTTTCATCTTTTATTTTTTCACACGGGTATTGCCGACGGAAGAGATCGTCCATTTCTTTAATGGAAGAAGGGATGTCCCCGTCTACAATCCGCTGACGAGTAAGTATGGCCCGGTCCTTATCTTTTACGATTATCCCCAAGAGCTCAATTCCCGTATTAAAGAGAACGTTGTGGAGAACGAGACGCGCCAGGTATTCCTTAACAGATGCCAACGTTACGTCTCTAATTTCTGAATTAAAGGTATATCCAGAGCAATTCCATTTGGTTTTCTTATAGTAGTATGGAGGAGCCAAAAATACGTCGTGTTCGTGTCCTTGCTCACCCCATTTTACAATATTGTCTTTGAGGTATGGAATACCGAAGATATGTCCTAGTTGTGGAAGGAATGGCCCAATGTCTCCAGGGTAAAGCGCCCCGTTGTCTTGCGCCCATTCGTATAATGCATTCCATTCAATATCGAATCTCTCACTTTCATCGATTTCAGGAATTCTGCTAAGTAATGTCTGTACGGCTTTGAAGGCTGTGATTGGATCAAATCCTTTGAGATTTGAGCGTTTTCTATCAGACATTTCAGGTCAAAAGAGTTATCGGGCAAGCAAGATTTTGCGATACGTGACGAGCGTGCAGTACGGCGTCCAGGCTCCATTTGCTCACAGGCAATGATCGCTTGGAGAACGTCGTGGATGTCCATATCGTTGTTCACTGACGGGAAGGGGTAGTTACTGGTTAGTTCAGCAGGGTTAGACAGAGAAAAGGGCTTTTTATTCCCTTTTTTTCTGTCTTCCTGAGGCAGCACGGTATCTGTGGATTTATCAATTTGCAAGATATTTTCTTTTCATAAAGAGGTGAGTTGATGGATGGCCGCTTGGATTGTCCGAGTTGTTTTTAGTTGATTCCGCCGGACAAGTCTCCCCATTTGATACGTTATGAATTTGAGTGTGAAGGCGGGATAGAAACATTGATTCTCGCCAACTTGAAGGAAGTCCGCCCTCATGCGATTGTTGAGGAATGGACAAGCTGACGTTTTTTTCACAGTGCCTTTCCCTGCTGGGGGATCAGGAGTTTGTGATGGATTCCCCGGCGGCCAGGGCTTGCGAGTTGTGGTTTCCTTCCGTGATGCTGGAGGCCGTTTCCTATGGCCCGTGGTCGTTTGCTACGAAAGAAGCCGTGCTGGAGTGCCCGGAGGGGAACGGCCGGTTTCCGCTTCCGGAGGATTGCTTGAAGTTGTTGAAGGTGGAGGCCGGGCGCTGGCGCATGGCCGGCCGCGAGGTGGTTTGCGAGGAAGCCCCTTCCCTCCTGCAGGTGCGGTTTTTGTCCAATGATGTGGCTTTGGCGGAGATGCTGCCGGATCATGAGCCTTTGTTTGTGGAGGCCGTGAAGTGTTTGCTGGCTTCCAAGGTAGCAGCCACGGTGACGGGCAAGCCGCAGAATGTGAGCGTGTTTTTGGAGTTGTACAGACGTTACGCTTCCGACGCCCTGTATCACGATGTGAGCCAGCGCGGGAGCAATGACCAGCATCCGTTGAAGGATATTTTAGATCGTTCCATTTTGTAGGGTTATGGGCAGTATCGGTTCTTATGTGACGAACAGGGCCAACGCGAAGAGCGCGCTGGCACAGGGACAGGCGGCGCGGGATGCCGCGTATGTGAATGCGGCCAATACCGAGGCGGAGTCCGCTTCCGCTTTGCGTCTTGCCGCCGAGAATATGGCGACAGCCAGGCGTAATCAGACGGCCGCCACGGCTTCCGTGCGGGCTGGGCGAGGCGCTTCCGGGGTTACTTCCGAGGGATCCGGCAGCCAGGCGGAGCTTGCCACGGCCGAAGTGCTGGAGAAGCAGATTTCCGATTTGTCCCTGGGCGCGGCGATTAGTGACCAGAGCAAGCGCCATGAGGCGGCAATGCAACGCTGGGAGGGGGATGCCGCATTGGTGAGCGCGCAGAATCAGGCGGCGGCTTATAAGTCCGCCGCTTCCGGGGCCCTGGTGTCCACAGGGCTTCAGCTTGGCGGGGCTTTAGTCGGCGGCATTGGCGCCGGAATGGGGGCTTTCGGTTCGACGACGGCCGCCCAGGGGGCTTTTGCCGGTTATAATCTGGGCGGTTTGGCCGGGAGCGTGTTTCCCGGGTCTACGGCGGATCCCCGCCAGGGGATGATGACGCTGGGGGCCTGGGCGGCGAGTCCGGAGAAGAGCGGGTTTTCTTTTTACGATTACCTGGGCGGCCAGAAGTGGAATCCTTACAGGAGCGTGTGGCGATGAATGCGTTTGATGCGACCGTGAGCGCTTATGCGGAGGTGGGACGGGATTTGTGGTCTGATGTGAAGGATTGCGCGTCCCTGGGGCTGGCGTTTGTTTCCCCGGATGAGGTGTGCCTCGCTTTGCCTGCCGAGAGGCTGGGGGAGATGTGTTTTCCTCCTGTGGATATGCCGGTTCTTCCGGAGAGGTGCTTGTTTGTATGGTGGGCGGCCGGGAAGCCGCGTGAGCTGGCCCGACTGGCCCGGCAGTTTTCCCGCAGAGGTTTTACGCATGTGGCCTGGCAACGGTTTTTGCGCGGGCCGAAGGTGCATGTTTTTTCCATTGATCAACTTATCAGTTTTTCGTCACGATGAGAGAGTTTTCTTTATACGGCGGGCCGTCCCTGCAGACGGCCAAGGTTGATCCCGGTGTCGCGGCACGGGCCGCCAATGGCGATCATGGGCAGGTGTTGGGCGCGTCCGTCCAGAAGGCCGAAGAGGCTGTTCAGGGGAGTGCGGAGGCGTTTGCCAAGATTTCCGATTTCGGGGAGATGCAGCGTCAGGAGGTGGAGTTGCGCCGCATCCGGGACGAGTCCGACGCGAAGTTTTCCAGGATGCTGGCTTTCGCGCCAGGCACGAAGGAGAGCGTTTTTGAGAAGGACGGTTCTATCCGGAAGGGCAAGCTGGACGATTTGGCTTACGAGTTCGGCCAGAAGATTGAAGCGCTGGGAGGCAGTTTTTTCCACCCGGAGAGTGCCATGAAGGCGGAGGCTGTCAGGGCTTCCGTGCGGTCAAGCCTGCCGGAACGTTATTGGGGCTTGGCTGCCAAGCATCAGCTGGGCGTTGCCAGACAGGCTTTCGATACGAGTTTGAAGCTGGCCGAGGAGAAGCAGGATTGGGGCGGTTATGAGAGGTCTATTGATGATGCCGTAGCTTCCGGCACGATTTCACATGATGAAGGAGAGCTTCGTTTATTGAGAGGGAGGAAGAAGGCCGAACTCCATCATTTTGAGAACCTGGCCGCAACCAACCCGGATCTTGCCGCCGAGAAGATTAACCGCGGGGAGTTGGACGGGCTTTTTTCCGCTGCCGAGCAGGATGAGATGATGCGGTCTCTAAGCCGCCGGGATGACAGCAGGCTTACGGAGTTGATTGAGCAGATAGCTTCCCGTCCTAAATCAAAGAATGACAAGCAGGCCGTGACGAATGCTTTGTTGTCCGGTCCCCTCTATCAGGAAGAATTGGGGTTTCATGCGGTTTATGAGCGAGACGGGGATTACAGCGCATGCGCTCCGCAGATTGATTCTTTCATTTACCGGGTTGCGGATATGGTGAGGGCTGGAGAAGAAGGATCCGATTTGGCGAGTAAGAAGGAAAATGTGATCCGTCTGTGCAAGCGTTACGGGAAGTCATCCGAGTTCCAGAAAGATATCTTGAACCGTATGGATAAGTGGGCCAATCGCAAAGATAAGTACAAAATGTTGAATGTTTCCGAGCGAATGAAGGAAATGGAGGGGGCTCCGTTGTACCGTCAGGCGGATTATAATAACGTCATTGGCATTCTTGATGCCGAGGCGAAGAGTGCCTATCAACTTTATGCTGATTCCGCCAAAGGGTCCGACATGCCAAAGGACAGTGAAGGCACATGGACAAAGAAGTACAAGAAGGAGAAGATTGAGAACCTGCAAAAGAATCTTGCCGCCAAGACCGAGATTGCCGTTCGTGATGAGTTTGAAGCCTGGTTTGAGGGAGAGGTGCATGGAGACGGGAAGGAGCCTTCCTATGTTTTGCAGGAGGATAAGCTTCAGACTATTTTAAGAAGGGTAACAGGTCGCAATGATTTGGTTGTTCCGAGCCGCGGGAGATTGATGGATGAATACCAGCAAAATGCCAGCGAAAAATGGAGAGACTGGGACAAAGAGCGATTTAACGCAGGCCCCAAGAAGTTGTCTGAAGCCGAGAAACAGGCTCTACAGCAAAAGGAATCGTTTAGGAAGCCTATTATATTCCCCGCCACGGTTTCCGTGGATACTGTGAATACAAATGCCCCCGCCGGTATTCTCCTTCCTGAAAGCATGAGGCAGCGGTTTGGCGACGACGTGTCCGGACTGGCCGCCCTGGTTCCCTCTTCCTCTTCTTCCCGCCGCGGGAAGCCCCTGCCCGTGGTGGGCTACACCAGGGGGAGTTCTCCCCAGCTTACCCTGTCCGGCGCCAGCAAGCTGCGGATGACGTTTTCTTCCAAGATGGATACGAATGTGACGATTTCGCCTGCCAGTCCGGAAATGAGGGCGTTTTTCAAGCGAGAATATCCGGGGAGCCAGGATTGGAAGCAGGATGCCGGAGAGTCCAGGGTGCCTTCCGCCAAGCTGGGGGGACTGGGGCAGTACAGCCAGGCTTTTTATGATGCGGGAAGGAAGTACGGTGTGGATCCGAAGTTGTTGATGGCTATTGCCATGCACGAGACCGGCAGGGGGACGAGCGCCGCTTTCCTGCGGAAGAATAACGCCATGGGCATCAGCCCGAATGGAGGAGGCCCGCGCGCTTTTTCCTCTGTGGAAGAGAGCATTGATTATGCTGCCCGCCTGTTGAGGAAACATTATCTGGACCAGGGGTTGACGACGATTGCCGCCATTGGCGGAAAGTACGCTCCGGCAGGAGCCGGGAATGACTCGCGCGGATTGAATAAGCATTGGGTCAGCGGCGTAAGCAAGTATTACAAATCATTTTAATATTGAACACATTATAAATATTTTTCACCATGAGCGACGATTTTTCCTTTAACGGGTCCGATGCTGCGAATATGCCTCTGGATCTCTCTTTTTCATCCCAGCCTCTGCCGGAGATCACGCTAGGAACGGGGCAGGAACAAGCATCGGCTGACATCAATCTTTTGAATGGAAGCGACGTGATGGAAACCATTCCTTCCCCTTTTCCCGCTCCGGCAACTCCCTCCGAAACGGAGTTCCGTCCGCAGTTGGAGGATCCTGAATCCCTGCATGACCAGGGGAGGATGATGATGTACGGCGCGGCAGAGCGAGAGGAGAGGCGCAGGATGGATAAGCAGGCCCGGCTGATGGATGTGTTGCGGGCCGGGGCCATGGATGAAGAGGGAAGGAAGAAAGCCGCGGAACTCTGGGGCCAAGACACTCTGAACCGACTTGATCTGGCTGACGAACATGACCGGGCCTACATGCTTGGAAATCGTCTAATGGAGACAATCGGTGACGGCGACAGAGATATAGGGCATCAAATTTACAAGAACGCCAACAATTTGTGGGGGACAGATGTTGTCACAGCAGACCAAATCTGGAAGGATTTTCAGAGGAGGCATCAAAAGACTCTGGACGCCTATAATGAAAATCTGAAGAGGATTCAAGCTGAACAGGAGGAGATTTCCCGCCGGATGGTGGATTGCGTAGCCGGGAAGGAAGGATCCTGGGACGCATGTCCTGCCGATTTGCTGAAGTATGCCGAGAGGCCGCAGGAGGTTGCCGATTCCATCATGAGGGCGCGGCGGGCGTATGCTTTTGCCGAGAGGCGCGGGTTTGAGGATGTCTGGCGTTCCGACGCTCTGGACATGGCCGATCTGCTCACGGTGAATGTCAACGGGAATGAGGTGCTGGACCAGCAGGCGTTGAGGCTGCTGATGACCGCGGTTGACCGGAAGGTTCAGGAGAGCCAGACGGATTCCATTGCTTTCTGGCGCAATTTGTACGGGAGTTTTGCCGATACGGTGCGCGGCGTAGAGAGTATGGGGGTGAAGGCGGTTCAGGCGGTGAGGAATATTCCCGGCATGAGCGGAATGGAAGAGTGGTATTCCAATAATATTGCTCCCTTGCAGGGGGCGAAGGGGACGTTTGACGGACAAAGACAGCTCTTCAACCGTTACGAGCAAAGGCGCGAGGCGCTGAATACGATGCAGGATGTGATGCACGAGTTCGGACAGCGGATGCGGGGCACGAGTCCCGACGCGTCCTGGTACGTCAAGGCGATTAACGGGTTCGGCAATATTACCGGGCAGAGCCTTTCCTACATGGCCCCCGGAGGGTGGGCCCTGGCCATGGCCGGGGATATGGGGCACGCAGGTAACGCCGCCTCCCGCAACGGGGATTCCCTGGTAGACGTGACGATCAACGGACTGCGGAATACGGTGGAGGAAAAAGGGTTCGGGGTGTTTTCCGTGTTCGGGCGCATGGGGGCCATCAACAAGCTGATGACCAAAACAGGAACCGGCGCTCTGGCGAGGCTGGCCGCGAAAGTGCCGGGACGCACGTTTTTTGCCGGGACGAGAACCGGCAAGATGCTTTCCACCCCGGCGTTTGCCTACGTGGAAGAGATGGCGGCGGAACCGCTGGCCGGGGAGGTGTTCGAGTGGACGGCACGCAAGCTTTCCGGCCTGGTGGGCGCGGAGGTGAAGCCGAAGGATTTCGAGGTGGTGGGGCCCGTGCTTCAGGCTATGGGGGATGTGGAGCAGTCCGGCGGGTGCGCCTTGTTCGTGGCGGCCATGGCCGCCGGCCACGCCCCCAGGATGAAGCAGGAGGTGGCGGCATTTGTGATGGATGCCCAACGGTCCCAGCTGGCGGGCTATACGAAGAAGCACGCCGAGGAAATGGCTTCTTTCTCGACCATGGAGCACAGGGCCGCCCTGGCCCAGCGTTATTTCGAGACCGATATTTTAAAGGATCCCGAAGGAGCCGCCGAACGGGCGCGAGAGGCCGGCGCCGAGCTGGCGGAACGGCAGGAAGCCCGGCTGTACCAGATGTCCGGAGCTCTGGACAGGGTGCTGGAGAGGGCCAATATCGGCAGCATCCGCAAATTGGAAGGAACAGACAGGTACGAAGTGAGCCTGCGGGAAGGCGCCGAAGTCAACGGCGTACGGCTGGAGGAAGACAGAACCATGGAGATGAGCGAGGAGCAGACGGACGCCCTGGTTCAGGTAGTGCTGCAGGGGGCTTATTTGAATGGGGTGCGCGTGATGCAGGATGCCGTGCTGGGTAATGCCGCCGTTTCCGAGGCTGGGAAGATGGATTTTATTGAAACGCTGGATATGTTGTCCGAGGAAGCTCCGGCGGAGTACCGGAAGGCTGCCGCTGAAACAGGCGGGATGACCGTTCCTGGGTTCATGGATGTGGCCGCCCGAGCCCAGGCGCGGATTGACGCGATTGTCCGTGAAGAGGGCGTGTCCGTCCAGGAGGCCGGAAGAAGGACGGATGCCGAAGTGATGGCGAAGGTGCAGCTTGGTTCCATTGCCGATTTGGCGGCGGCTTTTGAGAGGCGGCTTGATCATGCGGAGCGGTCCGGGGAGATTACGAGGAGGAGGGCCAAGGAGATCAGGAGCGGCACGGCGGCGGCCAGTTCCGTCCACCGGTTCACGATGGCGGCCGATCCGGGGAGTTCCCTGCTGCTTTACGCCGGGGGCCATGCCACGACGGCCAATGTGATGGAGGATGTGCAGGAGTCTGCCCTGGTCCATTACATGAACCTGACCGGAAAGGACTGGCAGGATTTGTGGGAGCATTTGCAGGCGGCGGACGCCGTGCTGGGAAGGTATGGCATGAACCTGGGGACGTATGAAGGCCCGGCGAAACATGCCGAGGATGTTGTGGAGAGTTTTTCCAACCTGTCCCTGTCTTCCTCCCTGGCGGATATTGAGAATTTGCCCGTGCCCCAGTGGGTGAAAGATACTGCGGAGTTTGCCTTGAAGAATCTGGAGGATTCCGCCCGCATCATGCGCATGGGCGAGCAATGGAACGAGTTTGCCGCCACGGAAGAGGGAAGGCAATTCATGAAGGAGCATGGCGGCCTGGCAGACGCGCTGCAAGCCGTTGGCGTGAGTACGGAGAACGTTTTCCGCCAGGCGCGGATGGATGCCGCCCAGAAGATGGATGTGGAGATGGTTCATGCAGACCTTGCTTCCCGGAGGGCTCCGGGGGATGCCACCCTGACGCTGGGGGAATTGGAGGCTCTGGAAGAGTCCATGGCGCGGATGGATGCCGCGGAGGATGAGGAAGGAGCGCCCCCCGTTGCCGGGAATCCGGTTTCCCCCGCTCCGCTGGTGGAGGATGCCGACGGCGCCCTGGAAGGGGTGGGGGAAGAGGCCGAACACGACGAGGAGGCCGGCGCGGAGTTCCGGAACCATGCGTTTGTGCGGATAGCTCCGGATTGCGTGTTTGCCCAGGTGCGGGTGGATGCCCTGTCACTGGCTCCGGACGTGGAGCAGTTCAAACAGGGAGACCATAATGAACGCGGAGCCGTGAAGGGCCGCGAGCTTCAGGGAAGGTTCCGGGAAGACGCCCAGCCCGTTTCCGTCTGGCGGCGCAGGGATGGAGCCCTGCATGTGATTACCGGACGGCACCGGTTCGATCTGGCCGTGCGCGACGGGGTGGAGTTTATTCCGGCTTACGTGTATCAGGAAGATGAGGTGCATGACGCCACCTGGGCGAAGATGCACGATGTCGGGCAGAATATGCTGGATGGTCAGGCGTCGGCTCTGGAGGTGGCTTTTTTTGTCAGGAATTCCAATATGGGCCGGGACGAGATGGAGGCCCAGGGGTATTTGCGCCCCGGTTCCGCCAATGTGATGGGCTGGGATATTGCCACCCTGGCCGGGGATGAGGTGTTTACCCGCCTGAAGAACGGGGTGATTACGGATCATGAGGCGCACCGTATCTGCCGGATGTCCGGAACGGAGGCGGGGCAGATGCTTGCCCTGCAATTGCGCGAGAAGGGGAAGCCGTGGGATTACGTGGCAGCCTATGTGAAGGAGGCCGACCGGGTGGCTGCGGAGAAGTCCCGGGAAGGTGAGGCGTTTGATTTGTTCGGCAATGATACTTCCTGGCAGGAAGATTGCGAGAAGGTGGCCCGCTTTACGGCCAGGGGGATTGCCCTGATCGCCGAACGCCTGTCCCTACTGAAGAAGTCCAGAGGCATCAGCCGGCGGAAGGATTTGGCGGGAAGGATGGGCATCCGCCTGGAGACGGACGCCGACCTGAACGCAGCCATCCGTGATTTGGAAGCGGCCAAGGGGGCATGGCAGTCCCATGATCCGGCGCTGCGCCTTCATGACCGCGCCCTTGCCTGGGACGGCACGAGCGAGGTGAATCCGTTTGAGCATGTGCCCGTTTCCGGGGCGACGTTTTCCGTGGTTGCCATGGATAGTTCCGGAACTGTCCTGGGTCCGGATACGTTCGTCACCCGGGAAGACGGAAGCCCTGACTGGTTTGTGATTCCGCGACGCAAGGGGCAGCCCGACATGCCGGTAAGACTGCTGGTAGGTTCCGATGTTGGGGAACACCGAGGCTACGGCCTGACGCATATCCTGGCTTCCCGCGGGTTTTCCTTCTGGAAGGACCGTTCCCCAGAACATTATATCAGTTCCATTCTGGCGAACGTGAGCGAGCTTTACGAGGTGGCGCCCGGGCGTGAGCTGCTGGTCAAGGGAAGGCAGCCTTCTTCATGGATGCTGCTGCAATTGGACAGGAAGGAGGGGTTTTATTCCATTGTTTCAGCTTATCCGGTGCGGCAGGGCAAGAAGCCGCTGGGAAAGAAGCTCCCCCTTGCAGAGCGACAACCTGCAAACACGAATAGCGGCACCGCGCGCCTAGGTCCAGGATCGGCAAGCAAGGCCGCTCTGCCGTCCCAATCCGCTGGCGGGGGAGATGGTTTTTCCCTACCACAAGGGGCGCGTGTTGTCAACGTGAATGAAGTGGAATGCCGGTTTGACGACGGCTCCATTGTTCCGGCAACGTTTTCCCTGTCTCCGGAAAAAGAGGCAATCAAGAAGGAAGCTGTGGCTGCGGGCACGTTCATGAAGGCTCCGAATGGGAAGGATACGAATCTGACAGAAGACCAGTGGTTGTCCGTGCGCACGGAGGCGTTTAAGAGTTGGTTTGGCGACTGGGAGCATGACCCGCAGAATGCCAGCAAGGTAGTTGACGAGAATGGGGAGCCGAGGGTGGTGTATCATGGGACATACGGTGATTTCACGGTGTTTGACAAGGCCAAGATTGGATCTGCTACTGATTATGGTTTATGGGGCAGAGGATTTTATTTTACCAATATGGAGAATACTCCGTACGGGAACAAGAAGCTGGCTCTGTTTCTGAATATCAGGAATCCTTTTATTTTTAATGATTACAAGTCTGCTGAAGAGATAGGCGATTATTTAAATATTTGGGATGGGAATTTTCATGAAGATGACAGGTTTGGAATATTCCGGCCGTATGCGACAGGAGCGGCCCAGATAGCCGATAGTGCTCAAGAAAGAGGACATGATGGACTCATTGCTGTACTGGGTAAATGGACGGAGTACATTGCCTTTGAGCCGAATCAGATCAAGTCCGCCACCGACAACCGGGGTACGTTTGACGGCGAGAACCCGGATATTACGTTTTCCATTGCCTCGGCACAGGAACAGGGCCTGTTCCGGGACGGGCATTTTGAGGCGGGCAACGCTGTCATCACGGAACCGGGGGTGACGTTTTCCATTTCCGCCCTGCATGCAAGTCCTTACAGTTTCCGGAAGTTTTCTACGGATTTCATGGGCAAGGGAGAGGGTGCGCAGGCGTATGGCTGGGGGTTGTATTTTGCGGAGTCAGAGAAGGTGAACCGGGATTATATGAACCAGTTCGCGCAGGATAAGGCGACATGGAAGTTCGGCGATGTGGAGACTTCCGATATGGAGGTGATGCATCAAGCCCTGGTTGACAGGTTGTTGCCGAAGGATGCCCTGCCGGAGGTGAAGGAAGATGCGAGTGATATGATCTGGACTGTTCTCGGTGATTTGTCTGACGCCAGAGGGGATGAGGAAAAGGTAGAAGCGATTAAGAAAGAGTTGCGCGAGGACATTCAACATTCCATGGAATACGGGAGGACGTACCACCAGACGCTGGAGAAGATGGTCCAGCTGCACGGCGTTTACCGTTCCCTGATTGATCTTCTGGACGAGATAGAGGTCAGGCCGGGCATGCCTTCCAATTACCGCGTGGAGCTGAATGTGGATGATTCCGAGTTGATGGGCTGGGATTACGTGGACGAGACGGTTCTTGCCTTGTTGCAGGATTCTCCGGTGGAAGAGGTGCGGTATGCTTTGGAACGTGCCGAAAGACGGGCGGATGACCGCGGCGAAAACGTGAGCGGCAAAGACGTTTATCAGGAGTTGTTTGATGCTTTTTGGGATGGAGAAGATGGCACGAGACAGGAGGCACAGAAGGCTGCCAGCGTGTCTCTGCTGTCCAGCGATATTAAGGGCATCAGGTACGCAGACGGCTATACCCGCGGGAAAGCGGAGGAAGAGCAGACGTATAATTACGTGATTTTTAATGAGAAATATATTAAGATTACGGCGTTTGCGGATGAGTCCACCGGGGGAGCGTGGGCGGATTATGTGGATCCGACGGCGAGTTTTTCCCTTGCTACAAGAGAAAGTATCTGGGTGACGCTGGAGCGGGAGGCGCAGAAGAACCGTTTGGAGGTGCTGCGCAGCCAGACGGCAAAAGCGTTGGAGACATGGCGCCGGGTTTGCGCGGCCAACGATGTGAAGCAGGGAGACGGCGCGGAGGCGTTCGGAAGGGTCATGGCCGTGGTGGCTTCCATTTACAAGACGCTGCCGGAGGGGTACAGGTTTGGCCTTTACCCTTACATGAGGGCTGCCGAGAATCTCGCCACCCGTCTGGAGGACGGTCAGGCATGGCTTTCCGATGAGCTGAAGAAGGAGACGCTGATGGACAATACCAGCGAGCGCATGGATGCCGTGATTGACAAGCTGCTGGCCCGCACGCTGGAACAGGCGGACCGGTATGCCGTCGACCAGATGAGGGCGGAGATGGTTGCCCGCATCAAGGCCGTGCAGCCGACGAAGAAGGCCAGCGGGAAGTTTAACAAGGGCAAGTTGAGCGCGGAGGACTACAGGCATCTGCACGGGATTGTCGCCATGATGAATGCGGACCAGGAGGCGAAGGAGAAGCGGATGCTGGAACTGGAGGGCGTGCTTTCCAGCAACCAGTCCACCGACGAGGAACGGGATGCAGCCGAGCTGGAATTGAAGGATTGGCACACGTTCGGGCATCTGGCCGGGATGGGACTGGAACAGACGCGCGCCTGCATGCGTGCCCTTGCCCAGTTTATCACGACAGGACGGACGGCCTGGTCTGCCAGGCTGGATGAGGAGAGGCGCCGGACGAAGTTCAAGGCCGAGAAGATTGTGGAAGGGCTTGGGCAGGCAACGCCCCAGGGAGGACGTGACGCGGAAGAGGATGCGAAGGCATCTACGAGAACGAAGGCGGCCAAATACCTGAAGTACGGCTTGCAGTCTTATTCCCAGCTGTTGAATGGATGGAAGAAGATTCCTGCCCTGCGCGGTCTGGCTCATGCCGAGGTTACTGCGATTGCCGAGGCGAATGTGGCGTTGAGGAATATGAAGCACGCGCGGGACCGGGAGGTGACGGCTTTAGTCAAGCGGTGTTTTGGCGTTCAGCGCACCAAAGATGTGGCAAGGGTTCTTTCCGATTTCAAGAAGACCGGGGATTCCGGAGTGGTGCTGAATCCTCTGGTGAAGGTGGAACGCACGGTGAGGATTGCCGAGGCCCGCGAGTGGGTGGGGTTGTCTTTTGAGGAGAGGGAGGAACGCCGCAAGGCGATCAGGAAGGAGTATCATGACCGGGGGTTTTCCGACGATAAGGCGTCCGTGCCGGAAGCTCTTATTCCGGAGATGCGCCGGCAGCTTGCCGAGCTGGATGAACTGGTGAAGGCCGGAGACGGACGGGCCAGGAGGAGGAAGAATATTACGGCGAAGGCGGAGGTGGTGCGCCCGGGCAGGAAGGGAGAGACGTTGAAGGTTTCCCGCGCGCAGGCGATGTATGCCGTTTTGCTTTACGAGCAGGCCGAGTATGTGGAGACGATGCGGAATGAGGGGATTGGAGAAGCGGAGGTTGCCCGCCTGCGTGAGTTTGTGGGCGCCGAAGGTCTGGCGTTCGGTTACGGACTGCGGGAGCTGATGAACCGGCAGGGAAAGCTGCTGGCCCGTGTGTATGAGGATAGGGAGGGGGTTCCCTTCCCCGCGGTGGAGAATTATTTCCGGGCCGTGTTCCGGGCGGACCACAAGCTTGATACGAAGGCGTCCTTCGGGGAGCAGACGAATGCCGTGGCTGGCGGAGCGAAGTACGGGATGCTGATTCCCAGGCGGAAGCATAACCTGCACCTGGCCTGGAATATGGATTGCGAGGCCGTGTTCCAGGCGGCGAGCGCCGAGGTGGAGAATTATATTTGCACGGCGGATATTACTGCCCGCTGGCGCGGCATCCTGGCGGACAAGGAGGCGGCAGCGTCTCTGAAGGAACACATGGGGCGCCACGGGATTGATTCCCTGCGGCACTGGCTGGATGTGATCGACGGGGCCGGAGTGATGGAGGGGGGCGCCCTGCTGGCCGGAGCCCAGGCGACAAGCCGCTTCCAGAGCGCCAAGGCGGTGGCCCTGTTGGCCTGGAACGTTCTGACGATGCTCAAGCAGACCAGCGGCCTGATGCACGGGATGTTTGCCGGGGAGGTGGGCATGGGGAGTTTTCTGCTGCACCTGGGGCAGACGATGTCCATGACCGGACGCATGGGGGTGTTTGAGATGATGAAGACGGAGGCTTTCCGGGCGAGGACCAATGACGCGCAGGCGGAGATGGTGAGTCAGTTGATGGGGTATGCTTCCGATCAGAATTACAACGGAGCGATCAGGTTTTCCATGGCCGGCATGAAGGCTATTGAGAAGATGGACGTGTGGAGCAATGCCGTGTCCATGACCGCCCTGTATAACGCGAAGTGGGCCGAGCTGGAAGAGGCAGGCAGAAGGGCCGGCGCCCCGATGACGGAGGATGAGATGCACGCCCTGTGCATGCAGAGCGTGACCCGGGCGCTGGAGCTGGTGGCCCAGCCGCTGACGCAGAGCCAGAAGAGCATGCTGGGGACATCCACGAGCCTGTTTGCGAAGATGGCCTGTTTCATGAGTTCCGAGGTGCTGAATAAGATCGGGATGATCGTGTCCCATGTGAGTGCCGGGAATTGGGGGCAGGCTCTTGCTTTATATGGGGTGATGTCCGTTGCCGAACAGACGGTGATTGCCCTGTGGCACGCCCTGCTGGATGACGAGGACGAGTGGGAGAAGAACGGCGGATGGTTCGGCTCCATGCTGGGAGCTCCTGTTGCCATGATTGGCGGCGTGCCGATGTTGGGTGCGGCGGTGGAGTTTGGCTACAAGCAGGCGACTGGCCAGCGTATTTACGCAGGCACCGCGTCCGGAGTGATTGATTATTCCGCGATTTACCGGGCGGCCAAAAATACGTGGAAAGCCGTCACTGGGGAGAAGGAGATGACGTTTGCCGATTGGGCGGAATTGATTCTGCTGGATGCCAAGGCGGCGGCCTATTTTGCCGGAGCCGGCGCCGGGAGCCGCAGCAAAGCGGCTGATTCCGTGGCGTCCTGGCTCTTGTCCGTGGCTGGGGTGGCGAATTTGTCCAAACTGGGGTTTAAGTTGGCGGAGTTAAAATAACAAGACCCCCTCCACAGTGTTGACGCACCGGGAGGGGTGAAGCTTGTAATCAGATACAGGTGATTATGAGCTTGGGAGTTTGCTAAAAACATCATCTATGGAAGATGACAGGCATCATGTTAACTAGTGAACAAAAATGAGTCAAGCATTGTCTTTATATTGACGCCGCCCGCCTGATACGTTATAGGGGATAAGTCGTACAGACGGACGGCGTGTATTACATCATTTGAATATCTTCAGGATAAGGAGAAATCCCTGAAGTAGCCAAATGGTAGTTTCAATACCATTTTCCATAGGTTTTGTTTTTAGCTATAGGAGTGCTTACCGCGCCTCATTGCCTTTGAACCATCTCGTCAAAGATGTTTATGTGTCCAAAGTTCCGACAACCATTGCCGAATACGGTAAGGGAGGTGTCACATACCTTTACAAGGTGGTGACAACGAATGGAAAACTAAATGAAAAAGGGTACAACCTCAAGGAAATATTGCACAATTATTTTTGGAATATACTATATATTGTGGCATCATCCTTGATTTCAAGGAATATTTTTATTGTCTTGCGTGATTTTTTCTATCTAGTACTTGGCTTCATATTCGTCCGACTGGTTGTCAAATACTTGAGGACTTGAATTTTTGAGGATATAGGAATACCTTGGAGAAATGAAAGGTTTACTGATTGCCGTTTGTATTCTCCTGGGGCTGGCATTGTTGCCGATGCCCTACGGCTATTATATGTTCCTGCGGTTGGCTGTGTGTGCTTACGCCATATTTGTATTTATCCAAGAACAGAAAAAAGGAGTGTGCTTTGGAAGCGTATCCGCTGCCTCTATTGCTCTGCTTTACAATCCCGTCTTCCGGGTGCATTTGGAGAAGGAGGTCTGGATGTGGGTGAATGCCGGAACTATCGTTCTTTTTTTGTCCATCATGGTGTCATGGTCCATTATATGGAAGAAGGTGAAGGAACCGGTTAAAGTCCTATTTGTGCTTTTAGTGATTGCTTCCGCCGCTTTTTCTATCGTCAAACATAAAGATAATGAAAGACTTGAGAAGGAGGCTACCAATGAGCGAATGCAACAGGATAAGGAGAGGGCAAAGCAGGAGGAGAAGATGGAATGTTACAGAACAAGGAAAGGATCGAATACCAAGGAGATGATCTTGATGGATCTTGTGCTGTTTGCTTCCGGAGATGAAGGGGCAAAAGAGAGATTCCGCGTACGTTGGGGCCAAGACATTCTGAACCGACTTGATCTGGCTGACGAACATGACCGGGCCTACATGCTTGGGAATCGTCTAATGGAGACAATCGGTGACGGCGACAGAGATATAGGGCATCAAATTTACAAGAACGCCAACAATTTGTGGGGGACAGATGTTGTCACAGCAGACCAAATCTGGAAGGATTTTCAGAGGAGGAATGCATGTGTTGTGGAGGTAGAAAAGAAGATGAACGCGATCAACGCAGAAGACTGGCACAATAACGGAGCCGAGGTTTTTGCTAAGAGCTTTTTCAAGAAGCAGATACAACTCAAGATTCAGAAGTAGGGAAATAATAGAGCTAAATTCTTGAAAAGAGCCACGAAACCTTCTGAAAGGAATTTATTGACTTGGAAAGAACCGATAAATATAAAGAGAAACATGGATATTAAAGAAGCTGTTTCAATGTCTTTCAAGGCATTAGGTAAGAAAGAAGCCCACGTAAACGATATAGCGGAGCATATTGTTCAGCATATCGCTGAATTTCAGGGGGCATCTGTTGAGGACATGAAGAAGAAGGTCAATTCTTTTTTGGCAGCCAATGTCAAAAGCAAGACACCGATTTATGCAAAGGTTATCAATCCAAAGACGAAGAGATCCAGAAAGGGACTCTATAAGATCAAGCCGGAGCCAAAAGGTACTCGAATTATCAGAACAGAGCCTGACCGTAAAAAGAAACCAAAATCCGGAGGAGATGAACTACCTCTTGTCTTTTCCAATTCTTCCTGTGACAAGATCTTTTGCGGTAAAGGTGGTGAATTTGCTGTAGTGAGTGAATTATTATTCCGTGGCTATAATGCCAGCATTATGTCTGCTGATGAAGGAGTTGATATTACAGCGTCAAAAGGAGACAAATTTTTCTTTATTCAGGTTAAAACTTCTTTTTTCAAAGAAAACAAGCTTTCTGTTTTCATTAAACCGAACAATTTTATCAACAGCTCTACCGCTAATATATTCTATGTGATTGTATTCCGCTATTCATGCGATGGGCATATGACTAATCGTTTCCTCATTTTGCAAAATGGAGATATTAACAGAATGCAACACGGAGGATGCATTAGCACATCAAACGCCGGAATGACAATCAAGGTCAAGCAAGACAATAGAGGATTGTTTATCTATAACCGAGATAAAGAAGAAGACGCAACCTATTACCTAGATAATTTTGATCTCATTAGGTAGAAACTTATTTAATAAAAAAGCCCCTGGCCCGGAAGCCAAGGGGCGAAGTGTTCTACGATTCTTCCATCTTCTTTCTTACCCATTTATCAATATCTACCACTTCACCAGGTTTCAGGTGCAACGCAATCCACGCCCGGAGGATGGTGTTTTCCAGTTGCAGGGCTTCAAAACTTCCCGCCTGCACTCCTCGAATTACTCCCAGGGGTTGTTTCACCTCCCCCATCAGTTCTCCAATACGTACTCGTGATTTGGCAGGGATAGAACGACGTGACGACATCCAGCCATAGACCGTGTGAATGCTGACTCCGCATTGTTCGGCCAACCAGTCACAGTCTTTTCCATTTTCCTTGAGCCATTTCTTGATGTCACTTTTTAAGTGCATTCCCCAGAATTATCATACCGGAAAAGGGAAAACAAGAGGTGATGCATTCAACAAAAAAAGGAGCTGCCCCGATAGGGGCAACTCCTGAATGGAGTTATAATAGAATAGAGAAGAAACAAATGGGTATACTTACGGTGTCAAGTTAATTATCAGGATACCGTTCATGTTCTTTTTCAAAGAATTCTTTCATGCGGTCCTGTTCATTTTTTTTACGAATTCGAAGTTCATGATCCAAAACAATCTCTTCCAATTCTTCAAAACAAAATAAAACATGCACGTATAATGTTAAACAATAGATAAATAAAAATCCTGTAATTGTATATAAGTAGATTGCATAACTTGATTTTTCAGGAATTGTTGCAGAGATTAGTGAGCAAATGGATGTAAAAAAACTTAATACAATTATATTAGTCAATCTTTTGCTGCAACGTTTAGAACGGATGGATATAGCCTGATAATTACACGAAACTGATATCATTTTTATTGCATAGTCTAAAACCTTGCAACGAAGGTTATAGGCAACAACACCCAATGCCATAATTACTGTTGCTCCAATTTTGAAGAATGTTTGAAGGATTGATAGAAGGCTGTCTGAATGCCACTCCCATAACCAACAAGCAATAACTGTCATTACAGTAAAGAGAATAACGGCTTCAACATGCCGATATTTACCCTCTCTAAAGTATTTACGCAAAGCAGGCATTTTACGCAGGTATGTTACCAGATTCCAACTGTGATTTCAACCAATTTGACAACTGAAGCAATGCGTCCGTTCGTACAAGATTTCCGTTGGGGGCCTGAATAGAAACGGTATCTTTAATGGTTAATTCACTGTTTTTAATACTGCCCTTATCCAAGCGGATTGTTGTTTCCAATCCATCAATGCCGCCGCAATGCTGAGCCATCTCCACAACAGCCTGACGGCCCTCTTCATTTGTTCTGCTCCGATAGGAAAAGTCAACTGCGACGCACAATTTTCCCAGGTCTTCATCTGTCTGGAAACCTTCCAGTATAGATTCCGCCCCGATGGCTTGCAGAATTCCCTTCAGTATGCTTGTTTGATGAAATTCCTTCTTGACGTGTTTTCTTTTTCCTTTACGACCTTTTTCTTTTTCTGCCTGAATTTCTTCTTCTGTCATGGGTACTTCATAAGATTCATAGGCTTCCGATTTGAATGAAAATCCTTTAACTTTATTTTCACCAAGACTATCCATAGCACTTTGAGATGGAATGTTTACCAAATCCATGGAGCATTGTTGCGTTACTTGAGCCATGTCCTGCAAGAGCCAATACATGAAGGAAATGAAATTTCTAATGCCACTGAAGGATGGGATAATCAATGCTACATGATTTCCTTTGATAGCAAAGAATATGGGTGAACGCTCCAAATTACGGCGAATTCCATTCCGGTCTACAGGTTCAATTTCTTCCTCATAAATTCCCTCTTTTTCCGGTCCGACCAGAGGAATTTTCTGATTTGTATCATAAAATGATATACAACCACATGCACATCCTGCACGGTTAAAAGGCTCCCGTTTACCGGAAGGAGTAAAAAGAATGAGTTTTTCTCCTTGTCCTTCTGTTCCCAGTGGCATGACTGGCGGTATAGGAACAGATGTTTTTTCAAGAGCTTTCCGGAATAATGTCTCAAAAGAATCCGAAACACGGTTTCCAGAAAGATCTGTAATCTCCATGCGTCGATAAGTTACTGTTTTGTCTTTATGACCTACGGCTGGCATAATCTGTCTTTTGGTTATTACCCTCTCATTGTATCATATTTTTTGGTATGCACAATGTTTCTAAAGCGTTCAAAGGTTAAATTTGCTATTTTTCATAATTTCCGCAGATAAAATTATATTTAATCATAAGAATATAAAAAATAATGAAAAGTCAATTTAAATCCAAAGTATAGACGAACAGAGTACTTTTCATGAATGATACTACTGTACACGGCTGTAACGGCAATAAAAGACCGCCCTCGTTTCCCAACGTGGACGGCTAACGGAAAATAAAAAAGAGAGTTTACCTATAACATATCTCCCCGGATCGTCAAGCTTTCTCCCACCTGTCCAGGGTTTCTACGTATAGAGCAGAGATTTTGCCGCCGTTCATGGGTTCGATGTCTCCGAAGGCAGGGTTGATGGGATGGAGGGTGTATTCCATTTTGCCGGTTTCCGGGTTTTTCCTGCGGACCAGTTTTTTGAGCGTCACCCCGCGTTCATCATGGTATTGAACAATGGTTCCGGGTTTGGGGATGGGGGGGATGGTGTATTTTTTCATGATGACTACGGAGCCGTCCGGAATGGAAGGTTCCATAGAGTGACCGTTCACGCGCAGCAGGTATTCCCCTTTTTCCAGTTCACGGTATAGCCGGATGTCCTGCGGAATGGTGTCTCCATCCGCCAGATTGCCAGCGGCAATGTTGCCGATGATTTGTCCCTGGGCTTCCAAGGGGGGGGCTGTGAATGTTTTTACCGGGGTAAACTGTTTGTGGACTGCTTCCGCTTTCCTTTTCTGATGTGCCTTGGCTGTGACTTGAAGGATATGGGAAACCATATCCTCTATAGTTTTTTTTGCTTCATCCGCCATGGCGCGGAGTTGCTTTTCAAAGTCTGGCGGAAGCTCAAACTCAATTTCTTCCTCCCCTGACATCAGTTTTTCAATGAGTTCCATTTTTTGAGGGACGATCGGCTTGCCAGCGGAAAGCCAGTTATCAACTGTTCGCTTACTGACTAGCGTTTTTTCAGCTAACCACGCGCGGTCTCTCCCTATCTTTTTGAGCCACGTTTTGATGTCTTCTGCATTAAGCATGTCAGCATTATGCACCAGAAGCGCATTAAGAGCAATAGAAATATTTATCATCAATACACCCAAAACGAAAAATAATATTGACTAGATTTCGTCTCTGGTGCATTTTAAGGCTATCAACAGAACGCAAGACGCGAATATGATCATCGACCTGAAAAAAGAAACGCAAGAAGTTCGGGAGTGGTTCCGGGATGCGCAGGCCGCTACAGGCTTGAGCGGCCGGGCTCTCGTTATCGGTGCCATCATGGATTTCCGCCAGAAGGCAAAAGAACGTACTCTCCAACCTCGAAAAAAGAACCCCGAACCCAAGAAGCCTGCGGCATGATTATCGAATACGACAACGAAGATCGGTGCATCCGGGTGAATGGCGAATACGTCGCCATCCGGGAAGCGGAGGGCCTCATGGACGATTTGACGCTGGCGATTGACCAGTGGGAAGTGGATCACGCCGCGCAGTGCGACAATCCCGACGGACATGATGACGACTGACATGGAAGAAGCCCTGATCGAAGAATTGAAGCTGCTCGGCTGGCACGAGCTTTAATAATGAAAATATTATGACCTACCCTGAATCAGAGTTTTACGACTGCAGGACCTTGGCCCTGATGTACGATTCCGACCGGGATGTGATCAAGCGGACCGTCCATGAGTTGAAGGACAAGGGGCATGTGATCGAGATCCTGTACTGGGGCAAGCAAGGGAAGATGAAAGTACACGGCAAGCAGTTCCGCCGGGCGTTGCTCCGTGAATATGGAGAAGGAGGAGTGAGTAGATGAAGACCTTGTTCCAATTCCTGGCAGGTGGAGCCTGTGGCCTCTTCGCTGTAACCCTGTTCTGGCTGGCGGTGGAGTTGGATGACGCCGAGCTGCAGGCCGGCAAGAGTCCGCATTCCGGGTTTTGCCCGGAGTCTCCCTCCCCCATGAAAGCTTTTGACGGTTTATCAAAACCGTCCCGCCCTCACGGCATGAGGAAGCAATAACCAATAGAAAATACATAATATAATGATTACAAGTAATATTGATGCAGCATCGGAACCTGTCCAGGCAAAGCCTTTCGATACGGGCGACAGGGTGATGTTAAATTCCCAGCTTATCATCACTATGCCTAATCGCGGCAGAACCTACCGTTTTGTCCCGGAAGACGAGTTTATTGTCGTCCGTCGCAAAGATGAGAGAATTTTCTATGTCGCCTTCATCAAAGCTCCCTGGCTGGGCGTTTTTGAGTTGGATGACGAAGGATTCTCCCTGGCCGAAGAAGGCTAATGATTCCTTCCCGCCTCCACCCGGGGCGCGTCGATTGATTCTGACAGACAAGGTAAAATAGTAATAGTTAATTGATAATAAATAAAAATAGAAGAAATACGATTATGATCGCTATGAATACAGCACTACTGACAAACGAAGAACCCCTCTCCCGTTGCAGCGGGAAAGGGGCGGATGTTGTGAATAATGGCAAGACGACTGATCCTATCATTGCTCACAAGCCAGTAAGTACGACAGACGGGAAGCCCTGTCAACCGGCAAAGGCTGCCAGGACAGTCCGAAAGCCCGCCTCCCCCAGGAAGAAGCGGTATGATGAAGAGGATTTGGTAGCTTTCGGAGAGAATGCCTGCATGCTCCGGGGCGCGGCCGAAGCCATTCTGGATATGTTCCACGCCCTGTATTACTGCGACGACGACCAGAAGCAGATTGTCGACAGCGTGAAGGAATCCTTTCTGGATGCCGCCATCGTTCTGGCGAATGCGGCGGAGCTATTTGAAGAGAATATTCCTTTCAAGGTTTTGGACAAACGAAGAAAGACTTTCTCTGCTCTGGTTGAAATAGATGAAAAAGACAGTGATGTTCTTGCCGCGTTTACTGCCATCAATGCCGGCCGTATCCAGTGGGATGAAGGAAAGGTTCACATAGACCAGACACGCTATTCTATGGCGACAGAACTACTCAACCGTGCATTGGAAAGTGCCAAGAAGTCCTTCTACCTTGCCGCCGACGCGACTTCCAATCCCTCCCTTGCCGCAACACTTGCTTCCATGAAAGGAGGGACGAGGTGATGAAGGTTGTTACCTTGAGGGTTCCCATCTGTGACAATTATTGGGATGTCGCGGAGATAACCAACGATGAACAGGGTTTTGCCTCCGAAGAAGAGTATCTTGCGTACCTGGCATTGAAGGGTATTTGCTCCTCTTTTCAAGATGAAGATACCGTCCATCAAATGAGTGATTATTTCAAGGAATTGGTACGCATGACTTATAACAAGGAGCTTGCCGGGGAAACCCGGCAAGATTCCAAGGAAGGTCAATGCGAAGGCTGCATCTGTGCGGATTGTTGTGAATGCTCACGCGGAATGACCGACATGTACACTCCCAAAAAAGGAAGGAGGGACCGGGCATGACTCCTGAAGATATGGAGAAAAAACGCCGGATATGGAGAGATTACAAGCTCCGCAAAAAGGCAGGGCTCACGAAGACCCAAGAGCAAGCCGAACGAGAGTCCATGGCGATTTTGCGTGCCAATCAGGCGGCCGAAGCTGCCAGAAAGAGGGATGAGGCCGCCAGGCAGAAGAGGGAGAAGGAGAAAAGGGCGGCAGAAGAGCTTGTTGCTCAAACCGAGCTTGAAACCCTTAATCGTGTTTGCGGAACCCGTTTTTGTTATGGCCAGTGTGTTCTGGTAACATGCGGCAGGAGAGCCCGTGTGAAGGGAGCTACTCCCAGCAGGTTGCTGGTGCATCTTTTTAGCGGGGAAGTTTTGTTGGTTTCCCCCCATGATGTATGGTCCATGGTGGAGTTGAGCAAGCAGGCCGTGTTCGAGTTTGAAGAAGCTCCTGGGAAGATCTCTAAGAGCGGTTCCGTGGACGGGGCCGGACGGGTAAGGCACATGGTAGCTCCAGGTGGTTATGTTTGAATAAGAGAAGAAAGGAGGAGAAAAGTGAAATCCACCTACATTGACCAACCAGGCCGCGGCATCCGTGCTGGAATTGAAAATGAGACAGCTTGTTTTCCTATGGAAACACCAGAACAGGAAGAGCGCCGTTTCATTCAGGAGCTTTGCCGCATCAAGGGGGAACTGGGGCGTACAGGCCGCTACGGCGTGTATTTTGACCTTACAGGCCCGGAAGTAGAGTTTTGGGTAGAAGAGTTCGGCAAGCCGGGTTTTCTGCTCCACGTCAAACACCAGGACGCCGGCACGGTGCTGGATTACGTCCGCAAGAGGTGTGAAGAATTGCATTTGATTGAACCATAATCATGCCCAATAGAATCATCAGGGAAGGATTTCTGACTTCCGACAAAGTCGATAGGCTGAGTTGGGTGGAAGAGTGCTTCTATCACCGTCTTTTGCTTGCTGTAGATGACTATGGACGGTATCACGCCGATCCGCCTCTACTGATCGGAAAGATAATGCCTCGCAAAATTGGCAATGTCAGTAACCAGGACATAGAAAAGTGGCTCACCGCTTGTGTGACTGCGGGTCTTGTAAGGGTGTACGGTGTCGACGGGAAGCGTTATCTGGAGGTATTGCAATTCGACCAAAGAACCAGGGCTAAGAAGAGTAAGTTTCCTGCCCCTGATGAAGAAAAAACTGACGCTTGTCAGTCAAATAACGGTCATGTGTCAGACATATGTCAGTCACGTGACAGTCATCCGCTCGCCTATACGGAGAAGGAGACGGAGACGAATACGTATACGAAATCGGAGACGAAGACGAAGGAAGCTGCGCCTGACGGCTCGCTTACGGCTACTGCTCCTTCTCGTTCTTCTCTTCCTCTTCCTTCTTCACCGGAAGAGGTGGAGGCCCACCTGAAAAACGAGGTGGCCAGATGCCGCTTGAAGCTGCTCCCCAGAGACATTCCGGAATGCGCCCTGCAATACTGGGCGGATCGGAGCGGTTCCGGCTGGGTAGACAAGTTTTCCTGTCCCATTGCTGATTGGAAAGCCAATGCCCTAGGCTACGCCCTGCGCTGGGCAAGGAATTTGGAAATAAAATCCGGCTCTGACCCATTCCCGGATAGCGCCGATCTTGGAAAACAATTTTCATAACAAATATTCAATACTTGATGCAACTTACAGAAACACAACTCAACGCCGAGAAAACCGTTCTTGGCAACTGTATTGTCGGTGCCGACAAGGTAGCCGCCCTGATCGAGCAAGGCTTCACGAGGGCTCATTTTTCCCTTCCAGCCCATCAGAAGGTATGGAGCGCTTTTGAGGCGCTGGCCAGGACTCCGGAAAAGGTCAACATCACCGACTTGATCCAGCACCTGGAAGCTGCCGGTGAGCTTGAATCCGTAGGAGGTCACGCCGGGCTTGTCGAGCTTGCGACGAGTTTTGCCTATCATTTCCAGTTCGAGCCTTCCGTGAAGATTCTGACGGCATCCAAGAAAAAGCGGGACATGGAAATCATGTTCATCTCCGGATTGGAAAAGCTTCAAGATTTGACCTCTACCGCGGAAGAATCTCTGGCGGAAGCCGAAAAGGTGATGTCCTCCCTGCGGGAAACTTGCGGAATAAAAGCCGTGGTCAACATCAGTGACGGCATTCAGCAGGTGATTGAGAACATGGAATACCGCATCAAGCACCCCGGACAGGTGAAGGGGATTCCCACCGGCTACCAGAAGCTGGACCGCGTTTTGGACGGTCTGCAGGATACCGCCATGATCGTCATTGGAGCCCGGCCCGCCGTAGGGAAGACTTCCTTCATGACCAACATCCTGCTTAATATTGCCAATTCTGGAATCCCGGTAGGCATGTTTTCCCTGGAAATGTCCAAGGTGCAGATTCTGGAGCGCATCATGTTCGGACAGTCCGGTATTGACCCTATGGCGTTGCGGCGTGGGCAAAAGCTGACCATCTACCAGCAGGGCGCCTTTACTGGCGCAGTTCGCCGGGTAAAAGAGTTGCCCTTCTTTGTGGACGACAGGCCCGCGTTGAGGATTGACCAGATTCAGGCGACCGCCCGGCGCATGGTTGCGGACCATGGCGTGAAGTGCATCGGCGTGGATTACCTGCAGCTTGCCAATCCTACCGGACGCCAGTCTTCCCGGGAACGGGAGGTGTCGGAGATTTCCGCCGGCCTCAAGGCTCTGGCCAAGGAACTGAACATTCCTGTGATCGTGCTTGCCCAGTTGAACCGGGAAGTGGAGAAGCGGGCAGGAAAGGAAGCCGGGGTTCCCCGTGTGTCCGATTTGAGGGATTCCGGATCCATTGAGCAGGATGCCGACCAGATTATGCTGCTCTACAGGCCCTTTGCCTGCGATCGTGACGCCGATCCGAAGGAAGCGAAGGTTATTATCGGCAAGAACCGCTTCGGAAACACCGGACACATCAACCTGGAGTGGGACGCTGCCGCTACGACTTACAGGGAGGTTTGATATTATGAATAATAAATCATCTGATAACAAGAACCTATTGAGGAACATCATACATCGGAAAGTGAGTCCGTCGCAGCTGCTTATTCTGATGGAAATCCGAGACCACCCAGGCAGGATGTCGCGGGAGATTGCCACCCGTTGCCATTTGGATCCCAGTAATGTGTCTCACCGGTTGGATTACCTGGTACAGTCCGGCGACGTGATCAGAACCGGCACACGGCCTTGCGTGTTTTATATCAGCAGGCAGGGACGTGATTTTTTAGAAAGCTTTGAATACTCAAAGTCAACAGGTTGATTCATCCGGCAAGAAGTATTGATTCTCACCAAATTGACGCGCTGAAAACCAGGAGGGTAAAATATTGATATGAGAAGGAAGGATAACAAAACCAAAGTGACCGAGAAGAAGAAGGAGTTTGCGAGGCTTCTGGTCGCGGAGAAGTTGTCCAAAGCGGACGCCTATCGTAAGGCATACAATCGCAAGGACATGAGTAACGATGCAGCCAGTAAGGCAGCTTCCCGTTTGTCCAAAGATGATGAAGTTTTGCGAATGATTGACGAATTAAACGCCCAGCTGAACAAATCAGCCGTGCTGACCAGGCAGCAGCGCATGGAATGGCTGTCCCGCGTGGTGACGACTCCTATCGGCAATGTTGATAGCGCATCCGATCTCTGCCAAGAGGTTTCCATGGACGAAACCGGAGCGAAATTTAAGATGCCCTCAAAAATTGCCGCTATTGCCGAGCTTAACAAGATGGATGGCGCATACACTCCGCAGAAGATGGAAGTGGATGCTGGCGAGAAGTTTATGGCTATCCTGTCCTCCCTGCCTTTTGATCCTCCCGTGAAGCAGGGATAAAAACATTGATTCTCGCCAACTTGCATTTCCCGTGTTTTGTGGCTCATGATTGAGCCATGTTAAATTTTCTGGGAATGACACGCCATTTGTCCACGACGGCAGGCTATGCCAAGCGCATAGGCTGGCTTTTGTTCGAGGATGTGACGCAATCTCCGTTCCCGGTAACAGGAGTTTCTTTCACAGGTGTGGTGAAAACGGAACAGGGAGATCTGCCTATTGCGATTGAACACGGCGAGCAAGAGCATTGTTTGGCGCTTACTATCCCTGCCCTGCCTGTTGGACGCTGGCCGTATGCCGTCCACGCACAAGACGAGTCCGGAGAGGATTTGAGGCTGTTTTCCGGTTATATTGGAGCCGTGGATTCCGTGGCTCCTATTGAGTCGTCCACGGTGTACGATATTCCCGTAATGGGTATTACGATACCTATTGAGGCAAGTAAGACGATCAAGGCCCAGTGGCTGTCCAACACGGCTTCCATTATCGCGGCCCAACAGGCGCAACAGAATGCCAACACATCCTCCACCAATGCGGAAACGGCGAGCCAAGCAGCCAAGACGGCAACAGACGCGGCAGCCACCGCTGCAGGACGGGCCGAAGAGGCGGAAGGCTATGCAGGATCTGCCTACGCCTCCAAAGTAGCTGCCGCCGATTCTGCGACCGCTGCCGGCACATCCGCAGCTAACGCGTCCCGTGATGCCAAGAGCGCCAATGACGCGAAAACGGCTGTAGAATCGCTGGCTGCCACCTGGCTGGAAACGGTCAGCGACGGGAAGCAGCAGATTATTGAAGCCAGGAATGAGGCTGTTACTGCCATTCAGGACAAGCAAGCGGCTTCTGTGCTTGCCGTAGGTCGTGCCTCACAGACCGCGCAGCAGAATATAGCCAGTGCGCAAAGTACCGCTGTTCAAGCCGTCCAGACAGCGCAGACGGAAGCGGTGGGAGCGGTCACGCCCCTTGTCCAGCGAGCTGAAACCGCAAAGGAAGACATTGTCCAGGCGGAGAAACGTATCAATACGTCTGCTGATAATGCCTCAACATCTGCCACCGCCGCGGCCAATTCCGCAACGGCGGCGGCTAATGCTCTGGCGGCCATGCCGCAGGTGGACGCATCCGGCAACATGACGATTCCCGGAGGTCTGACGGCGGCGGGGGCCGTCAACGCCAACGGAGGCATCAACATCCCGCTGGCCGTGGGGGCGCCGACGGATACGTCAGCGGTCAACCGCCTGTATGCCGCAGGCATGGCCGGCGTGACGGGCATCCTGACCTCTAATGCTTTCCTCAATACGGATGCCATTACCGCGTCAGGATCTTCGACGGTTACTAAAACAGTCCCCTATCATTTGGCTGGCATTAAGATTCCCAAGGGTACTCATTCGACCATTCAGGCGAAATTTGAGGTGAGCAATCCTCAATGGAATTATTCCAGTTTCGCCGGGTTCTCTTTCCTTTGGCGCGCTACCAATGCCGCAAAGTTGTCTTTTGGTATCGGCCGCGGCACGAAGACGATTCGTCCCGACCTTTCCATAGATTCTTACAGTATTATCCCGGCAAACAGTTTGGCTTATAATCACGGCGAAATTCTGGATATTACTTTTGATAACGTGAGAAATACGGAACGCAACGGTTATACGGTGCGGGTGCGTGAGATTTTTGCGCTTAATAATACGGATAGCTGGCAGGTTAAGACTACAACCAGCTTTATTCCGGCCAGTCAGAATGAGCCTGTTCCGTGGACAGTCTGCAAGGTTGTCTACCAGCAGAAATCTGTCGCCAGTATTGCCAGGTATGAAGATACGGGCGCGCTCTGGCTCATGCTCACCGGAGGTCAGGGGTATAATCTGTATCAGATTGCCACATGCCGGGGCGTCTCCAATTTTGAGACCGGCGTCGGCATTTCCAGTTGGGTGACTGATGTTGTGAATAATGCGGGTGGCGACGTTTCTGTTTATGCGGGAATCGGAGAGTACACTTATTACCAGCCGGGAGGAATGAACCCGGTTTTCTATAGTTTGGAAGCTGTGGGTGTTAACGCCATTGAATCCGAAGAAACGGCGGGTTTCGAAGATATTAACGTGCCTTTAGAATCATGAATAATTCCGAGATACAAATACAGTTCCCGAAACCCGGCGAATGGGGAGAATTCATCCTGACGCCCATTTATCAGGATTCGGGCGGATATAGACCTCCGGCGCGCTATACGCAGGACGATATACCAGCCGACCATGTCCCGGCTATGGCCGCCGTAGTTGCCGCGCTGGTGGGATTGGGTGAGGATTGGCAGGCCGTTCAGGTGTGGGCGCGACTGAAAGAGTTTTTCGCTCCGGAGGTGGATGACCCTATGCGGACGTTGGAAACCGTGGAGCTGACCGTTGAGGCCGTCAATCCGCAGGGCGGGCGCAGGGTGTTCACAGCCCGTGACTACCCGGATTTTGTGATCACGGATCCCGCCGCCGTGGCGTTTTTTAAATATTTCACAGAGCAAAACCATGAGTAAGTTAAGTGACGAGCAAAAGCAGGCCGCCCTTGAGGCGGGGAAGCAGGGCATGAAAGATGCCTACGAAAAAAGCAAAACTAAAACCGGCCTGAAGTGGTGGGAACGCCTTTTGTGGGTAGTCCTGGCAGGGGCGGCCTATGCGGCTTCCGCTTTGCTGGGTGGCTGCGGTCATTCCGTGGATGTAACGCCGGACAAGACGGTCGTATGCAAGGACGGCTCCTGCCTCGTCATTGAGCAGGGGCATATTTCCTATTCCCAGGCCCAGCCGGAAACGGACGTTCCGCCCGTCGTGCAGGTAATTCCCTCCAAAAAATAAGGCCATGTGCAAACCCCTCAAGGAATATCTGGGAGTGATCCGCGATTATACGCGTGAGATCGTCACTTTCGGCGGTTTTGTGATAGCCGTGTTCATCTACCTGGATTTCCGCGAGGTGGTGAAGGAGCAGGCTACCAACGCGGCCCATACGGCGGAGATCCTGCGGACGATGGATACCCGTCTCCAGCATTTGGAGAATTACCACCAGCAACAGCTTAAACAGCGAGATTAACTCCAACTGTAAAGTTTTTCTTACCAGTTCCAACCATTTAACAATTAAATAATTATATGATTATCAAAGAATATCATGAATTCAAACCCATACAGCGGGCCCTGGGGCTGAAGGCGGATGGGGTGCCGGGGCCTAAAACGCTTGCCGCCGTGGCATTACGCCTGCGCTGTCATGAAATTTGGTCCGCGGTCCAGGCCGCCGTGAATGTGACGCCTGACGGTATCCCTGGCCCTGCCACGGCCCGCGGCATTGCCGCCGCCCTGAACATTGCCTGCCCCCGGTCCTGGCCTTCCCAGGCAACCGTCCGGGCCGGCCTTTCCATTTTTGGCCGGAGCGGGGATGAAAGCAACCTTGTTTCTATTGTCCCCCCTTATCCTTTATATTATGAGGGGCGGCCCGTGAAAACGATCCGCGTGCATCAGGCGATTGCCCAGGACGTTCAGGCGGCCCTGGCGGAAGTCCTGGCCGCATATGGCCTGGACCGGATCCGCGCGCTTCACCTGGACCAGTATGGCGGATCCTACAATGACCGCAGCACGGCCACCGGCAAAAGCAAGAGCATGCACGCCTGGGGAATTGCCCTGGACTTTGACCCGGAACGGAACAGTTATTCCTGCAAGGCCCCCCATGCCGGGCTTTCCCGTCCGGAATGTGAAGAGTGGTGGCAGATTTGGGAAGCCCATGGAGCCGTTTCCCTGGGCCGCGAACGGGATTATGACTGGATGCACCTTCAGTTTGCCCGGCTGTGAAACAATAATCTTTTGAGCGTCAAAAAATTACAGATAAAAATATCTTGCGGAAAATTCCGTTTTTCTGTATATTGGCCTCGCCGGGTTGGTCCCGGAACTAAGAAAGGAGGTGTAATATGTGATAATAGACTGGCATTCAATACAACGGCTGATTGAACTTTTGATAGTTCTGTTCAGTTGACAAAAAGGCCCCGGCTGCTGGAACAGCCGGGGCCGATTGTTTAGAAGGTGAACATGTGATGTTCGGCAATCAATACGAACTTACTATGCTCTTTTTACCGGATTTGTCAAGCCGGCGTTTGTCATGCGTGACGGCCTGGGGTGCGGCTAATAAGGCCGCTTTTTTATCCTCAGGATATTTGGAACGTATATTTCTTGCTGCGCTTCTTCCCGCGGGAATCCCATTTGACGGTACGGCCGTCATTTAGCTTGAATGTCTTCCCTCCGTAGGTTGAATTAAGGAGAAAGGAAAAGCGTTTGTTGGATGCCTGGGTGAGTTTATAACGGGGTATTTTGCTTTCATGCCCGTTTTCGTCCGTTTCCGTCACGTATTCCGTGCGGGCGTCAATAAGAGATTCAAATGAGTTGCGTTCAATGCAGATTTCTATGATTTCGTCCCATTTGATTTCTCCGTATGTTTCGCCGGGCTTCAGGCGTGCCGCCGCCGTTTGCACCAAGTCGCGCATATCCTGAAGGTTTTGGTCGCCGCCGCCGTATATTTCATCAGGACGTTCCCCGAACGGATCGCCAATGCCAAGCAGGGAGACAATGCCCGCAATAATGGATGATGTACGTTGAAAACCTGCTCTTGTTTTGTCCGGCATGGGCCGTTTTTGCTCTATCCAGTTGCGAACAAACGCATGCAGGCAGGCCAGCAGTTCCGCCCGGTTGCCGGAGTCCTGGATGGTTTCAAGGTCAATGACGCGCTGAACCGTCCGATCCTGGGGATTGGATTCTGTCAAATTCAAGTCGCATATCAGCAGCCGGGAAGCAAGGTCGGTGTTCCACTCCAGGGAGTTTCCGGTGATGAAGACGGTGGCGCAGTTTTGTTTGGTAACAAGAGATTGCGTATGAAATGGGCGTATGTCTTGGGAGACGGAGGAAATGAAGGATTCTAAGCAGGTGGATTGAAGCTTTCCGCGCAGGTTGTCAAAATAGACGTAGGGCGCGCGGGTGTTAAGGATGGTGTTCAAGACGCCCTGAAGCTTTTCGTCGTCATAATACCATGGATGTTTTGCGTTATTGTTGTACGTGATGCCGGTGGCAAGGTCTGCCAATAGTGATTTGCCGGATCTTTGAGAATTGGAGGTATAGACATAACCAAGTCGAGGTGAGGACAAGGGGAGCATGGCGGATGCGTACAGGGCGACGCAGGCGCAGGTATGGACCGCAAATGAGCGGGATGTGGCGGAAGTGGCCCGTTCTTGAAGATCGGAGGAAGACCAGTCCAGAAAGGGGAATTCCTTATGCCAGTTGCGCCAGATAAGCAAGGCTTGCTCCAGCGGCATTTCCGTATCGTAGTCCACGGCGGTTTTCAGGGTGTAAATCTTACTTTCCGGATCATAGCCGCGCTGGTTAAGGTGGTAGGTGCCATTAGGGAGCATGGCCGGAGTGATTTGGTCGTGGATTTTGATCAATTCCGGGATGGCCGTGAGGAATTCCATGGATGAAAGGGTTAATTTTGCCAGCGGTTCTTTCATGGGCTGGTAAACAAGTGTGGAGTCGTCTTTGGAGCGAAAAGCGCACGGGCAGATATACTTTTCCGCGGCAGAAATGAAATTGTTGGGGTTAAGGTACACGGTTTTCCCGTCGTCTGTGATATACACAGGAGAGCCGGCCAGATTATAAATAGGGGCATTGGCGCGTTGGAGGGCTATGGCGACGCGTTCGCACCATTGGGGGGTTGTCGTGCCATTTTTGGAGGGCATGGCAACTTTGATTCTTCCGTCCGGCGTAAGATCGTCTCCGGCAGGGGCGGGGCCTGGTTGCTCCAGCCCGGCCAAAAATTGCTGAAGATCCGCGCCGGAGGCGTTGGTTAGCAAATTTTGTAATTTGAGAATAAGTTCTTGGGGGGAGGTCATTTTTTTGGAGGGAGTAAGGGAGTGAGAGATTGGAGGGCAGCATTGAGGCCGTAGGTGGTGCAGGCTGCGGCGGCTTGCTGAATCAAGGGCAACGGCCATTCATCCGGGCGGGCGACGATTTCCGCGGCGCGGGTTGTCCAGTCCTGTTCTACGTTGCGGAGCGGAGTGGCGTAGAGTAAGGGGCGCAGGGTAGGGCGCGGGTTGAAATACAAAAGTTCCTGAAGTTTTTCCTGGCCGTTTACGGTGCGATAGCAGCCGGGCAGCCGCGGCATGACAAGATGGTTTGTGAGGGCCTGGATGTCCGCGCCAATGAGGGCTAAGGCGGGCTTTATCTGGTCCACATACCCGCGCCATTCTTCGTGTGTGGCCGCTTCCAGGCGGAAGAGTACATGCAGAGATCGGGACCCGGAGAAGGTGATGGAGACAATGGGGAGAGGAAGAGTAATGAGTGCCTGGAGCCATTGCTTTACGTCGTCCATTTGGTCTGATTCCAGCAAAGCGTGACGCCAGGTGAGGACGCATTCTGAAGAGCGGCGGCTTTTTTTTCCGTCCCTGATACGGTAAAATCCGTCCACGGGCTGCCCCAGGAAGATAATGCCGTCCGGGGCGGCTGTGGGAATGTGTTTGGCCTGGTCTGGCCAGAGGCATTGACCTTGCGTTTTCCGGTCGGCAAAAATGATTGTTTTTTCGCCGCGTGCCGTATCAAACAGGGCACGCAAATACATATCCGGCGTAACTATGGCTGGATCTGTGGCGGAGATGTTGGCGAGAAAATAGCGGGATAATACTGGAGCCCCTTTTTCCGCCAGGGTGGCAATGACGGAAGAATCAAGCTGCGGGACTGGCGGAGGCCCTGTGGGGGCCTTGGGGGGCGGGTTGTATTTGGCTGGTCCCTTGGCTATGCGTTTAGAGGGGGGCAAGGTAGCCGGTTCCGGTTTTTTGCGTCCCTGGGATTTGTCGGTGCCGTAGTTGCCCTTGGGGCGGCGCGCCGCATCTTCCAGCTTGCGCCGGAGTTCTTTTTCATTCCACGGCGGTTCACACCGGGCGTTAAATGTTAGCAGGATAGGCCAGGCTTCCTCCAAAGATAGATTATAGTCGTTTACAAGGATGCGGCATGCGCGGAACGTGGCAGCATGCCCGCCGGAGCCGGAAACGGCTGGTTCCAGGGTATCAATATGTTTTTGTGCGCGGGTGATGGCGTCCATGGTCAAAGGTCAAGATTGAGTTCCGGGTGTTTGCGTGTGCGGGGGGAGGGGGAGGCTTGCTTCTTTTTCCTGCGGTGTTTCTTTTGAGCTTTCCGGCTGGTCCAGGAAACTTGTGCGAGCTTGTGCAGGGCACTCTTGCCGTATTTGTCGATAAGAGCTTGCGCCTGGTCGGGGGTTAAGGAATCCAGGAAAGCGTTGCAGGCGTGCGCCCGCATGGATGATGCGCTGATTGTGTCGCTGGTCAGCAAAGCAAGATCGGAATGAGACAAGTTTTTTACTGATTCCGGACAGTATAATTTGGCAAGTTTGTAAACATTCCGGGTAACGCGCTGCGGATGGTAGCCGTTACGGAAGAGAATAGTGAAAATTCCGATAAGGATATGCAGGCGTGCGTCCGCTATTTCTTCTTTTACCACATCAAGCTGATGATGATTCAAGCCGCATTCATAAAGTTGTTTTGAGAGTTCCGGAAAGATGGGAGCGGCATCAAAAGGCGCATTCCATTGCTCCTGTGTTTCTCCGTAGGCGTGTAGGAGGTGATCAAGCAGATCTCCGTAAACGTGTATAACAGAGGGGCCGGAACTCAT